CCGACTAATGCCGTAATAACAGCAGTAACTACTGTTTCATATCGTTTGTTAGGTTTCTTTTCGATTTCGTCCACACGTTCCGTTATATCGTTCACGTCCTCACGCATTGCCTTAGTTTCCGTGGCTATAATGTGGACGCTCTCGGTCAGTTTGTCCAACGTATCAATTCTGTGGTGCGCCGACTTGGTGGACTGCTCTACGGCAGTCAGACGCTCCCACACTTCTTTTTCATTTTCCATATTAACCCTCCATAATCTCTCGTTTTTCTGCTTTCGTTATATCTCCCGCCTTGATGAATATGTCAAGGTGTTTCTCTTTGTAAATACCCATTTGATAGTACTTCTTGATTAACGCTTTATTCACCGCCAACACCTGCCTTTAACTCTGCAATCTGTAACATCAGCATTGCGTTGATTTCGTCCTGTGACATTGTTTCGTCACCGTTCATAACAGACTGAACGTGCTGTTTCATATCCGACATACTGTCAAATGTTTTTGACTGTATCTGCTCCAACTGTTCCGCCGTAGGCTGTTCAAATGTTATGTCCGTATGCTGAATTTTTGCGATTTCTACATTCATATCAAAATCTTCTTCGCTTTCAGCAAATTTGCTGTTTAAAACACTGCGTTTAATTCGCAGTATGTCGCTGTCAGTTCGTATTCCGTACACCGTGCCGTCAATTTCAACACCGCGTTCATAAAATTGTGCTGTTCCGTTTTTACTATAAAATTTGTACATAATATCACCACCCTGTCACATTTCCGTCAACAACGCACGTATCGCCGAACGTTCCGATTGATGTTGCGTTTGTCACGTTATTTTTGACTACTGTTTTACCGTCGCTGTATATAATTGAAAAATCTGCATTTGCCGTTACAGACGCCGTTGTCCTAAATATATTATCTGCTATCAGCGTCTGACTGCTGGCTGATATTAGATTACACTGTCCCGACGTAGGGCCTGCGGAAATGTGCATATAATTTCCGCATATAACGGCATAATTTCCGCATTCGATAAAATCGATATATTCGGAATTAATTTTTATAACAGGCATTCTGTTTCCGCTGATTAATGTAATCCCCTTGGTGTATATAAACGGTGTTTTTGTGTTCTGTGTAATTGCTGCAAATTCATTGTCCGAAATTTCGCCATTTATATCGATACTGCAATCAGTAAACGTTTTAAATATATTGCCTACTATTTTTTTGCCTATATCAATACTGCAATTTGTAAAACCGGACATATTATTGTTTACAAATATAACGGTTGACGCCTGTAGCATATATCCTAACGATTGTTCTTTTTGCGTGAAATTCAAAAATTTGTTACCCATAACAAACGAATTGCCTGCGATTTTTATTTCGTATGTCAAATTATTTGCCGGTGCACCTGCGAACGTATCTATGACGTTGTTCAAAAACAGAACGTTGCTCATTTCAAACGTTGATACACCGAATTGATGTGTACTGAATATATCGTAGAATGTACAGGATATTATCTGTGAACTACTTTGCGCTGATAATACTGTCGGATTTACTGTGTCCGCCGTTACTGTGTCCGTGTCCTCTGTAAATTTTACATTTTGCATTTTAGCGCCTTCCGGCAGATGAAAAACATATTGTTTTGCGACAGGATTTGTGTTTTTGAACATAATTGTATCGCACATCGAACCGTCTAACGTCATTCCGCCTTTCAACGGAATTGCCACACCGTTATTAGTTCCCGTCATTCCGTAACCCGACTTCATATTTGCATTTGTAATAACGCACAATTCACCTACAGGATATATAATACTTTTATACGGCGCACTATCTATCGCCGCCTGTAACTTTAATTCGTCGTGGTCGCCGTCGCACACGACAAATATTTGATGTTTTGCAATGTCTGTAACTGTTTTATTAATTTCGGTGATTTTTGTTGTATTGGCAGTAATTTTTGATGTATTCGCGTTAATATCATCACGCAATACCGCCACACATTCATCATCATAACAAACAGCCGACTGTATTAATGTTTTCTGTTTACACGCATTTCCCGTCGGGTCACCGTTTGTATAATAGTTATCCGATACAATTCGGAATGAAATTGATTTAATTTCTTTGGTTACAGGGATTTCAATTTTAAATTTTGCTGTTTTATACGTTTCTGATGTGCCGTTTATCGTGATTGTTTTATCACCTGTATCGGTTGCTGTGTAATATGACTGTCCGAACCTTTCTGTTGTTGTATCAGTGTATGTAATCAATACGTCTGTTTCACCCATATTCAAACCGCCAATGTCGCAACCGTCCCCAGCTATATGACGTGACGCCACATTGAATGTCAATTCTAATGTGGTTTCCGTTTTCGGTTTACGGCGGAAATTATCAACAACAAAATTGTGATACAAATACGTTCCGTTTTCAAACGAACCCGAATATGACAAATACTGTACACCGCTGTCGTCAGTGACTAATGTGTTGTCACTGTTGACGTATTTAGATAAATCATAAAACAGGTTATCCGTTGTCAGTTCTGTATTTATATCTGATATTTTTGCTTTCAACTCGTTGTCCGCCGCCTGTCGGTCTGAAATTTCAGTAATGATTTTTTCAGTCAGTGAATATTCTACGTCCTCTCTGTCTGAAATTTCAGTTGTCAGTTTTGTTGCAATTTCATTGACCGCCGCCAAAAATGAATTTTTATTATCGGTTTTTAGTCCGTTCAAATTGTTGATACCTGTAAACGTTTGCGCCCTGTTGTACATTGTTGTTACTGTTGCGGTGTTATATCCTACCGTCATTAATGCGATAGTTCCCTCTTCCGGTGACGTTTCAACATCTTCAACCGTCATTGTCAGCGTACCTGTTTCGGGTGAATAATATATACAAATATATTTGTCGCCGTCCTCACCTTTTCCGCAACCGAACATTGCGGATAAATCCGCCGCCTGTATTGAATAACCGTCTAACAGGATTTTTGATTTAACCGTGTTACCCGCTACTGTAACCGTGCCTGTACTGTGTCCTGCGTCGATACTGACAGCCATATCCGCCGCAGTCAATGAATATGTAACAGTATGTTTCGTTGTTTCATCAGTGCCGTACAACTCTGTTTTGTCAGCCTTTTTGCTGTCTGCCGTCTGTCTTTCGGTGATTTCACTGTCAATATTTCGTTGCAGTTCATTGTCCGCCGCCTGTCTTATTGTCACTTCGTTGTTTATGCGACTGCTTAACGAACTGTCCGCACTTTCTCTCGCCGTTTTTTCGGCGGTGACTTGGTTCGCCAAACCTACATCAGCGTTGGTGCGTTGCGTTATTTCTGTGTCCAATTTGTCGGACAGTGTGTTGTGGTCGGTTTGAATTGCCGCGAAATTATCACGGACAATCTTCCACCATTTCGATAAAAACGTCTTTCCGTCAAAATTAAAATTTAATTTCATTTTATCATTCCTTTCTAATCGTAATTGATTGGGATTTTGGTATTAAAAAAACACGCCGTAAGCGTGCTATGGTGGTATTCGTCTGTACATTGTGTCACCTCATTTTGGGTACGAAAAAAGCACGCCGTAAGACGTGCTTAATTTCTGTTTGTTTTATCGGCTAATTTTTAGCTGTTCCATTAACGCATTTTGCAATACTTGTGAAAAATTAATATTTGCTTTTTCCGCCTCATAGTTTAACCAACTCGGAATAGTACAATTTTTTTTGACTGCCCGTAGTTCATTTTTACGACGGTAAACATCAAAATCTATATCTACCAATGTCACAACACCATTTTCAACTGTTAATTCTGTTATTGGTGTTGGTGTCGGCAATTCTTTTCCGTCGTCTTGCATATCTATTCCCATTAATCCGATTGCGTCCCTTGCCATTTCCATTGCGTCCGCAAAATCTTCACCTTGTGTATTAATATCAAAATCGGGTATTGATACAACAACGTATTTTTGTCCCTGTGTTAAAATTATAGGATATGCGTTTTTCATATCTGTTCCTCCTTAAAAAAATTATATATATATATTTATAATCACCCGACGGGGGGACTATTTAAGTCCCCGTCGTTTGATGATTGCTTTGGCTAAATCTTCATCAATTTCTGTGTGTCGCGGTACTGATTCTCTATCTTTACCTTTATGGTAAATATCGTGATTTGAACCATTTCGCTTTAGTGTCCAGCCGTTCTTTTTCAACAGCTTTATGAAATCGTTTCTTTTCATATTCTTTTCCTCCTTTCATTTTATATTATACGCCTTTTATGCGTATTTTGTCAATACTTTTTTCAAAATTTTATTGAATTTTTTTATTATTTGGTATATACTATTTTAAAAAAAGGAGGCTACAAGCTATGAAAAAATTTATATTAGGTTTTATAACAGGCGGTATAATATGCGCGACCGCTACAGGTTTCGCCGTAGAATATGCCGTAACGGCTAACCCGTTCCCTGTTGCCGTAAACGGTACGGAAACAGCGATAGAGGGCTACAACATCAACGATAATACATATTTCAAATTACGTGACGTTGCCGACGCTGTCGGTGGTTTCAATGTCGGTTTCAGTGACAACACTATTACGATTGATACAGATACCGCCGCCGAACCAACACCCACACCGCTACCGTCATTTACACCCGCACAAATTTCGATTGTTAAAGGTGACGACGGTTACGACTACACCAGTGACGGCATAGAAATTGAATACGTTGACGGTGTTGCATATATTGATGAAACAGATATACAATATATTCTGAACGGCAAGGGTGCTAAAGATTATTCATTTTCAACTACGGCAATAGTAAAATCAGAGGGTAAAAAATATGTTCCTGTAATTCCTAACTTGCCACGTTGTGAGAATGACCCTCGCTTAATTCGATTAGATTTTTATATATCCACAATCAAACCTTTTTTAGATACGCTTTAAGCGGGAATTTATTTCCCGCTTTTTTATTTTATTTTTTCTCTTAGGTCTTTGATTTCTTGGACAATATCTATTCCGTTAATTCGTACATAATTCGCATTGATGTCCATTTCGTGGTCCACTACTGAAATACTGCCCTCTGCTCTGACAGGTCCCATAAATGTAATGCATCCGTCTGCTCCGCTACCCAAAGTTAAACCGCCATACAGTTCCGCAGATTTCTCTGATTTTATTTTTCCGGCAAACACCGCCTCGCCCTTGTTATCTATGGAAACATTTTCTTTGCCATTTGCGTCATATAAACAAAAAACATAGATACCATTTTTATATCCGCATTCAAATCTAACAACATTATTTTCGTCCTGCATTGTTATCAGGCTGTTTTCTATTGTCAATTTACCGTTGTCAGACATTATCGTGCATAGATTGGTATATAATGCCCCTGTGAATACGTCTGATACAATTATTTCATTATCGTTTATCACCGTAGTCCAATCCCATTCACCCTCGGTTTTCTGCCCTGCAATAGCCAACTGACCCTTGATGATTGCGACAGCACTTTGACCGTCGGGACTTTCAAACAATGCTCCGGTCTGATACTTGGCGATATTCTCATTCTGCAGTGCCTCGTTTATGCTGACTTTGACGTTTTCTCTCATCATTTCCAAATAGCTTGTCTTTATTTCTTTCTTGCCGTTTCGCTGTATTTTTTGGATTATATTTGTTGTGGCAATATCCTTGAAAAAACTGTCTATTGTGACTTGCGGGTGTCCCACTTCAATGGTTGATTTCCTCGGCTCGAACGGATAAATTTTTGTTGTTATAATTCTTTGCAGCGTTTTGGTGTTCATACTCTTATCGAAAATTTTCACCCTGTCCCCAATGCTCGGTTTGTTCAGATTATGATATTTGTACGCCTCGCAAACATCAACGTAACCGACAGTCATTGTATATTTAGGAATATCAATACGTTCTAAATTATCTTCTGAAAATTGCCACTTTGCCAGTTTCAACAGTTCGTCCGGTTCTTCGCATTCGTCAAAATTTGAGAACCCCTCGTAGACGCCTATTTTTTCAACCATAGGACTGTCTATATACTGTTTACCGTTATTGACCGTAGATATATCCAAATCGTCCTGTCCGTATGGATATAGTCGTGTTATTAATGTAGACGCGTCGCGTGACGATTCAGCTGATTTTGCATTGAAACGTAATGTTAATTCGTTACCGTTGTCCTTGCCGATTTGTTTAACCAGTGCCAAATTATAATTATCTACATATAATTCGCACATTGTCGATTGTTTTTCTAATGTTTCTGACAGCGTAGACACACCGACAATCGGTGTTATCTTTGACGCCTCAAAAAAATCGGTTGCGGTGTTCACCCATTCCATTCCCAATGATTTTACCTCTGCGTCCGTCATTATATGTATATTGGTGTTTTTAAACAGCTGTGTCATAATATAACGCGGTGTTTTTCCCAACATATCACCGATATACTGAATATGTTTAAATTGTGCGTCCATATACAGTGCCAGTGCGTATATTTTATTATTATCAATAGAACGAATACGGAAACATTCATTCCCTACCCTACAAATACGGTTGTTTGCGATAAATTCCCATTTAGCCGAATCTATCGGATATTCAAATTGCAAATTGTAGCTGCCGTTTAATTCGTGTGTAATACAAACGTCCTTTGCCTCGTCCAAAATTGCCAAACCGTTTGAACTGAAATCGGTTTCATTGCAACTGTATATGCGTATCATTTTATTCATTGTATTTCCTCCTGTTTTATAAAATCGACTGTGTATAATAGAACAGCGGATTATAAATAATTTCGACTGTTCCGGTTCCGTTTGACTGTATTGTTATTTCATTTTCACCCTGTCCGATTTCTATATAATCACCGTTTGAATATTCTGACGTATTGGTGTCACCCTCAAAACAGCTGAACAATTCGCAATCGATTGTGAATTGCGTAGTTTTGTGATTATATTTTATTGTGTTTCCGCCGCAGGTAAACGATACTGATGTAAAATTACCGTTGAAAACTATCTTAGGTCGTACCGCCGCATTTCCGGCATTGTTTAGTTTAAATGTGTTTGTACCGTTGGCAATTTCATATATATGATTTATCAGCCAACCTATTTCAATTTCCGTATCTAACGGAATATCCGCACCTAACGGAATACCCTGCGTATCATACAGGAACTGATTAAACGGTTCACATCTGAATGCTACAACGGTTTTTCCCGCTCGTTGTAGCATTATAGTCATATCTTCCACGGTTATCGGTGACGCTATCCACTTTGTAAACGGCATATCGTCCAAAATCAACTCACCTTTTCCGCCGTTTATCCACGTTACAAACTGTTCAATAGTTTTATTACGTTTTGCGGTATCGTTGCAGATTAAATAAAATTCAACTTCGATTGTTTTGTCTTTGTAAAACACCCTGCCGCCCGATTCCGAAAAATCTATGCTGCCGTCCCTGTACGGTATATCTTCCTCGTAATCCGTCTTTTTCGGCGGTGTTATCGGTAAATCGGTGATTTTGGTTTGCATACCAAAATCACGCAATGAATGTTTACCACGATATGTTAATCCCATTGTTTAGCCCTCCGCTCCCAAAAATGCATCCGAAATTGAACGTTTTACCGAACTACCCGCATATTTACCGTACGCCATTGCAGTCGTTTCATCAGTGATATTATTATTAAAATCCTGTTTGATTGTAATGGTATATTCGTTATGGGCGGTTGTTGCGTTCGGAATATTTTGACCTATTTCGGACAATTTCTGATTTGTCATATCTACTATTTTTGATATAGTGTTATATCCGGTTGTTGCCAACTGTTCCTGTTGCTGATTGTACGATTTTAAAACACTGTTAAACTGTTTTGTCATATCATCATTACCACCGCTGATTATTCCCAATGCCTGTGATGTATATTTGCTTAGTCCTTTCAGCGTGTTGCTTTGCTCTTTTTCCAGTGCCTCGTTTTCGTCCTCGATTGCGTCTAACTTGGCTTGTTTTTCCGCCTCTCGTGCCTCTTTTGCCTCTGTTTTTTTGATGTCCGCAATATCTTCTTCGATTTCTTTTAATTTTTTCTTACCGTCTATCGTAACGGCATTTTGATATTTTTCACGTTCCGCCTCCAGTTCCGACAGCTCTTTTTTCCTTTCGGCTTTGGTTTCCGCGTCCTCGATTGCCTTGTATTCCGCCTCGATTGCCTCTTTTTTCGCTGACAACATTTCTTTTTGTGCGTCATAGTATTCGTTGACGTAGTTTTCCAACGTTTCACTCATACTGTCAAACAGGTTACTGTTTGCGTCGTCCATAGCCTCATAGTAATATTTACCGCTTATCATTCCTTGTTCGTAATATTTTTGTGTATAGTTCTTTACGCGGTTTAGTCCGGCTTGATATTCCTGCTCGCTGATTGCTCCGTACTTCTTTTGCATTTGCAACCACTTCTTAGAATTTTCCAAACGTCCCTCGTACAGTTTCTGTCCTGCGGTCGTCATTTTTTCATTGTATTCTTCTTCCGTAATTTCGCCGTCCTGCAGTGCCTGTGAATTACGTTCCATAATACGCTGATATGCCGCCTCGGGGCTGTCGTCGTATTGTTCCCAGTCATTAAAATATGTTCGTTCGGCTATATAGTCTAATGACTGTTGGTCTAATTCGTCTAATTTCTTTTTTCGTAAATCTGCAATCTGTATTTCGTGGTTTCGGATTGTTTCATAATATTCGTCCCATACGTCCTGCAGTTCATCAGCCGTCATTTCGGTATTTTCCGTCATTTCGGTCAATGTATTCAGATAGTTGTCGTCCATTCGCTGATATGCCGCAATCTGTTCATCTACTGACAGATTGTGCATTTTGACTTCATAGTCAATCCAGTTCTTTGACTTGCTCTCTTGGTTTTTCAACCTGTTTTTATAATCTTTGATTGCGTCGTCATTAATTTTTTTGTTCAGTTCGTAGATTTCAATATTAGCCTCTTTCACAACGTCCGCGTCGCTTGCAAATTCTTCTAATATTTTTTTCCACCATAACAATGCATCGGCATCTGATACGACGCTTGTTTTCTGACGGTATTCAAAATCTTCTTTTTTTGTTTCAAATGCTGTGTTGTTTGTTCCTGTTGCGTAATGCGGTAATTTTTTCAACATTGCTTTTGTCTGTTTGGCCGTGTAAACCGAATCACCCTTACTTAGATTTACCAACACATTTCGACCGTTAAACAAATAGTATTGTCCTTTATGCTTTACCAATTCTCGCGGGTCAGCGACACCCTTTTCATCATTTATAACCGCAGGTCCTTCCGGTGCTGAGTCAGTACCGTTTGCAAAAAAACCTTTTTGACCGCTATTGAAAAAACCACTCGACATTGTTCCGTCCGATTTTACGGTAAAATGTGCGGTATATGTTTTTTCAAATCCCTTTGCTTTGCTTGTCAGGCTATCAATAACCACCGCCGCATTTGTGCCGTCGGCTTTCAGCGTTGCCGTACCCTCTAAATTATCAAATTTATCGACTTCGCCTGTCGTTGTATTGATTGTAATAACCGCCTCGGAATCGTTTGCTTTTAGCGTCGCTATACCTGTTTTTTGGTTGTACTCCGCCAACTGATAAACAACACCGTCTATTGTTACGGTTGCCTGATTGTCAGCCTGCAAAATTGCGACAGCCTGTGTTGCTCCGTATGTGTCAATCAATTCTTGCAACGTCATTATGGTTTGTTCACTTTCGCCACCGTCTACGCTGACGCTGACCTCGGCACTTTGACCGTCTATTTCTTCGACACCGTCTTTGGTTTTGTCTATCATAGTAATATCGCCCTCGGCATTTATGCTGATTTCAATATTATCCGGCAATCCTAAAACACTGTGCATATAATCGTTCAAATCGGTTACTACTGCTTTCATATTTTTGTCACCGCTCGCCATTGCCTCGCTCAAATTTGAAAAACCGTTTTTAAATAACGCAACCTGCAAACTTGTTTCGGTTGTTGTCATACCTAACAGCTGACATTGCGTGACTACATCATTAATTGCTTTGTTAATCTTTTGTTCATCACCGCTTGCAAATATATCCGTAATAGATGAAAAACCGCTTTTGTTTACAGCCTCTTTTGTGACTTCATTCTGTAACGTTATCAGTGCCTCTTTGTACTTTTCAATAGACGCTTGATGTTGCTTTATTCGTTCTTCGTTATTTGCTACATTCGTTTCCCACTCCGACGTTTGCTCTGATACATTTTCTATTGCCTGTCCCAAACTGCCAAATGACAAATCACCGCCTATCAAACTTTCGTAACTGTCAAATATATCTTTACTATCTTCTTTCAGCTTGTTGACCGCCGCTATACGTTCAGAACCTGTCAGTGTTTTATTTATCGTGTCATACTGTGATTTTAAAATATCTAACTCTGTACTTAACTTTTTTGCATTTTCAATACGTTGTTTTGTTTCGTTGTTGACACTTTGGAGTTTTGGGATTTCCTCCGACGATTTTTGTGCATTGGTTCTCTTTTTGCTGCTGTCGTCCTTGATTTCCTGTTGTTTCTGTTTCTTTTCCTGTTCTGCCTGTTCTTTTTGTGCTTGCACGATTTCACGTATAATGTTCAACGTTGCATTTCTGACACCGTTTTTCTGTTCTTCGGCACTGATATAATCGCTATAGTTGTCTATGAACCATTGTTCCAACTGCTTACGTTCCTGCTCGCTCTCATCCGTCTGTTGACCCTTATTTTTTAATTCTGTCAATTCTTTGTAACGTGCAATATATGTGTCTACTGTATCGGCTGCGACAGTCATATCATAGGCGGTTTTTGCTTTTTCTGAATATTCCTGTGCCATAGCCAATGCGTCATTTCCCGATTCACCTAATTTTTTATGATATTTTTCTATTCCTGCACTTGCAATCTTTGCGACTGCCAATGTAGCCGCAAACGGTGCTGTTGCTGCCACCGCTATTCCTGCACTTACTCCGGCAACACTACCCAACGCCGCAAGAAAACCGCCTACACCGCCGGCACCTGTAGCACTTGCCGCCGCGCCCTCGGCTGCCGCCATTGCCTCTGCTCCTGTTGCTCCTGCCTCTGCCGCCGCTGCTCCTGCTCCTGCCATTGCCTCTGCTCCTGCCGCTCCGGCTGTTTCTGCTGCCGCACCTGCCGCCTCAGCCGCAGTCGCCGCCTCGCCTGCTACTTTTGTAAACGAAAACAGCGATTTAATACCGTTTGCGAATGAAATCCCTTTTGACGTTAAACTCAACGCAGGACCGATAATTGCTAATGCCGTACCGATTTTTAATAATCTGTCACAATCTTCATCAGATAATCCGCTTAGCCAATCCGCTAAACTACTTACCGCGTCAGCAGCCTTATCAATGAATGGTGCTGCACTTTCGCCAAATTTTTGGGCGGCTACCTGCATTTTAACCATTGCTTGCTCGAATGTGAAACCGGATTTGTTTACACCTTCCGACTGCTTTTTGAATGCCTCTTCTGACGCTCCGGCGGCATTACCCATTTTCTCTAATTTTTCTGAAAATGTATCAGCCTGCGCACCTGTCAATGCCAACATTGCAGTAATAGCCTCTTTTGAACTGAATAGTTCTGTTAGCTTTTCCTCGCTACCGCCTGTTGCCTCTGCCAAAATCTTCATTGCACCCGAAAAACCGTTTGCCTTTACCATTGCAAATCCCGATTCATAACCCAATGAATTTAGCTTTTTCTTTAATGCCTCTGTCGGTGTCATTAATCCGGTATATACCGCGCCTAACTGTGTAGATACTTCCGACGCTGTACCCGTTACACCTGTCAATGTTGCAAATATCGTAAACAATTCGTCCTGTGATACACCTAACGCCTTTGATTGTGGGACTACCTTACCGATACTTGACGCCAGTTCGGGGAATGTTGTCTGTCCTAATTCGACTGTTTTAAATGCCAAATCCGCAACGTGTTCTACTGCCTCGGCTGTCGTATCACCGTAACCCTTTGTAACGGCTGAAGTTAGATTGATAGAATCAGTCGTTGTCGCCAATCCGGCTTTTGCGGCCTTTGCGTTTATTCTTACTTTGTCGATTGTGTCGTCAGCGTCGCCGAATGCCGATATTACCTGATATGTACCGTCTGCAATATCATCTGTATATTTTGCGGTTTCTATTGCTACATCTTGTATACCCTTTTTCAATTCCTGCAGACGTTCGTCACCTATGGACAATGTTGCGATATTAGCCAATTTTTTATTTAGGTCCATATATTGCTTAACTGCCGCAGTTCCCGCCGCTACCAACGGTGCTGTTACTGTTGCCGTTAATGTGTTACCGACTTTAGTCAATCCGTTTCTGACACCTGCAGTTTTGTCCTGTAATTCGCTATATTTGTTTTTAACCTGTGTAATATATTGCGACTGTTTTTTTAATTCATCTGTCGTCTGCTTTAACTCATTTCTTAAATTTGCCTCTGCTAATTGACTTCTCGATAGATTGTTACTGAAACGATTGAAATTCGTATCAGCTGTTTTAACGGCACTTTCAGCCTTTTTTACTTCGTCTTTCAACTTTTTCATTTCGTCGCTGTTGGCCTTTAGGCTTGTCTTGCCCTTGTTGTATGCCTCATTCGCACGTTCCAAACGTTGACGGGCGGCGTCCTGTGCCTTTGACGCCTGTTCTACCATTTGTTTATATTTCTGTGTAATCTGTGATTGTTGGTTTAGCTGTGTAGACAGGGATTTATATTTATTCTGTAAACGGTCCAATGATGAACCTGTCGTTTTTAATGTGGCGTCTGTAACCTTAAACTCATTTTGCGTTTGTTTCATTGAATTACCTAACGCCTTGATTTCCTGTTGTGCCTCTTTGGTGTTAAAACCAATGCTGATATTTGTACCGTCACTCATTCTTTTCACCTCATATTCCGAAATCTGCTAAACTCGGCAGTTTATCGTTATTCTGTTTTTCTGCTGTTTTTGTGTTTCCGTTCATCATCTCATAAATTTTCCAAAATTTACGGGGTGTGCATTCCCAAAATTCATCATCTGAAAATTGCAGGCGGTAACGTCCTATAAAATATAGTTTGTCCCAATCGTACGGAGCGTCCCGCCTTACTGTTCCCCCTGTTCTTCCGTTGCCTCCTGCACTCCGAACGCTGAAATTACTGCGGCATATACCACATCATACAAAATATTTATAGTACCCAACGAAATCCAATCTTCAATATCCACTTTTCGCAAATTGTACCTTTCGCCAACCATTGCATATAGAAAATTTAAAACATCACCGTATATATCTGTCTTGTTTCCGAACATTTCAATAGCTTGGCCGACACTTCCGTACATTTGCTCCAATACTCGCAATGCTCTGTATGTCAGCTTTATTTCGTATTCTTTATCCTCAATTTTTATCTTCTTGCCCTTTGCGATACACGCTGTTAAATCTAATGTTTCTTCCATTTTCAAAAACTCCTTTCATACGCAAAAAACGCACATCATAATGATGTGCTTGATTTATTTGCGTTTCTGTGCTATACTTGATTTATAAAAACTTATTTTTTCCTTTTACCGTCCTGCGTGGGACGGTTTTTTTTATTTAATTATTCTTTTGGAACTGTGTCACCTGTATTTACTGTAGGTGTTGATGTCGTTCCTTTTGCATAGATTTTATTTATTTTTTCTACTGTCAGGAATGCATCCGCCTCTTTTTCAGTGTCAAAGACACCGTAAATTCTCCAAACACCGTCCGCACGTCTTGCCATTGATTTGAATGACATTGTGTCAGACTGTGGATTTAGTTTTTCAGTTCCGGCTGTTTCCGCTGAAAAATCACTTGTGCTGTATTTTGTTCGTAACAGCCACACTGCTAAAATTTTACCGTCGTTTAACGGTGTCATAAATCCTGTTGCAAATTCGGCAGGGTCGTCCTTTTCTGTTGATACATAAATTCCGTCCTCTGTTAATGTTTCATCTAACAACATTGCCTGTTCTGCCGGTGAAAACATTGTTCTTTGCGCCTTACCGTCATAACCTGTACACTTTGACAATACGTCAGTGCAATCGTCACTGTCTACGTCTGTTGTTTGTGTTTTTGCAGTTAAATCAATATTCTGCACATTTAGCAAATGTTTAACTTCGTCGTATTCAACTTTAGGCTCACCGCCTGTCATTGCCGCACTTTTATCACTGTTTATTTTTGCAATTCTTAATCCTTTTAAACCTGTTCTGATTTGCATAATTTTATACCTCCATTTTTAACGTTACATTTATCGGTTTGTGATATATATTTGTATCTGATTCGTACATATCGTTTTGCAGTTCTACCCTGCACATCAAAAAATCTGTTTCCAACGTTTCTTTTACTGCCTTTGATAGTTCAAACAAATTATTCTGTTTGCTCCAAATATCCAAACGTGCGATAACAGTGTTCATTATTGCGCTGTCGTCAGCATATTCGGAATCGTTATTCAGCATTTCAAACATTGTTATTCGCGGAAACAAATTTTTGTCTTTGTCCGGTGCTCTCGGATTGTTGTATATTGCGGCTATTTTTTTCTTTACCGCCGCAGATTTTTTCAATGACTGATATATCATTAACATTGTATCTTGCAACGCTATCCCTCCAATCTTGACTTGATTTCTTGCTCTAATGCCGATTTCATTTTTGGTTCAACGACAGATTTAACTGCCGCCTCTGCTTTTTTCATAAACGGTCTTGCCACCATTTTGCTTGTACCGTTTTCAACATAAAATAAATACTGTGCAATGCTCCAATCCAATTTAGCACCGTCACCGTCAAACACTCCAACCAACTTATACCTTCCGCCGTAGCCGTCACGCGTTTTACTCGCCCGAACGTGATTTCGTGCGTGAAAACTGTCTTTTTCCTTTCGGTCATATGGAACGTGCGGTTTGAATGTGCGGACTGCCAACGGTGCTACTTCGTCCAACACTTTGTCGGCCACTTCGTTCATTGATACACCTAAATTTTCAATTTTCAGTACCAATGACGAAAACCCCTCATATTCAACGCCGTATTTAGCCATTGTTGACCGCCTCCGCCGTTATGATTTGTATGTCGTGCGATTCGGATGCGTCGTTTATTGCACGGATATTATAATATGTCCCACCGTATTTTATATAGTGGTCCTCTGTCAGAATTTTTTTGTATCTGATTGTAAACGTCACCGTTCTTTCGGCATTTACCGCCGCCGCAGTAAAATACTCCGAACCCCTAACGTGTTTCACATTCGCCCAAACGGTACAGACGGGGACATATTTCTGTCCCTCGTCGCGTCCTGTTTCAGGATTGATACCGTCTGTTAATTCGCAAATTTCAACACGTCTGTTTAATTGTCCGGCATTTATCATCAGCAACACCTCACAATAAATTCACGGAATGCAGTGCCAAAATCTGCGTAACTGTCGGATTTTCTTTGTCAGACTGCACTGTCATTTGTCGGTTGTCGTACATATCACCGCACAACACCAACGCCGCAATCGTCAAATCCTCGTAGTTGTCCATTTCTTCATCAGTTAAACCGGTGTACGATTTTATGTACTGAATGGACGCCGTATGAATAGTTGAAAATGTTTGTTCTTCGCCCTCATACTCCGCACGCAGATATTCGGCTATGTATTCATCTGTTAATTCGCTGATTTTCATATCTGCCACCTATTATGCAGCTTTCATTTTCAAACCTGCGATTTTTTGGCTTTCAACGATTTTACTGTCAAATTCAGTGTAACCGCATACACCGATTGCGTATTGTGTCGCATATTTTTCAAGTAGTACGTTGATTTCCATAGCGTTGGCTAATTTGACATACAAACCGGACATATCGCCATATACAATAGTTGTTGTGCTTGCCGCGATTTTAGGTGCATTTTCTGAAACGTATACAGGCTTACCCAACAGCTCCCAACCGAACTCTTTTGTAATATCGCGGTTTAGTAGGTAATTACCCTCGTTATCCTTTAACTTTCGGATTTGTGCCAGTGTTTCTTTGTTCATAATCCAGCACGCATTTTGTTGGAACTGCTGTGGCACTGTCATTTGAACGTCAATCAATTCATCAGCTATAATATCCTTTGCACTTGCTGATGTAACTAAATTCGTTGTTTCAAATACACCTTGATATTTATTTTTTTGACCGTTTAACAATCCCTTTTCAAGAAATTCTGCAATATTTTCAGCTACTTTATTGATTGTAAATGATACCAAATCAAAACCGCTCTGATTGATTAATGATTTAGAAATCAGTTTCAATACGCCGACAATATAGTTTTCAAGTGTTATTGTCGTGAATTTACCCGAACTTTCGGTCAATTCCTGCATATCTTCCACTAACGTAGCACCTGTATCAGTTTTATCGTCGTAAACAGGGAACGACAAATTACCGCCAACGTTGTATATTGTCGCCATACTGTAAATAGGTGATAATTCTTTCACTCTTTCGATGATACGGTCAGCGATTGTCGTTGGAATCAAGGCTTTTCCGCTGTCTGCTGACGTGCTTAGCGCCCTTGTTTCACCTCTTAGGAACTTTTCAAATTTTGCCTCGTCCGCCGCACGTTGTTCCATATTCTCTTTTTTTGCTCCGCCAAATTCAGCACTTGACAAACTTCTTGCCTCATTTTGTGCTTTTAATGTTTTATCAATTCCGTCAATTTCTTTTTTGATTTCATCAAATCTTGATGTTTCATCATCTGTCAACGCTCTTGTTTCCTTTTCTGCGTCTTTGATGATGTTTTCCATTTCCTCAACCAGATTATTACGTTGTTCAATCAAATCCGGTAACGCTCTTGTTTCAAATTTTCTTGCTGCTTTTCTTTCAAAATCTCTAAATATTTGCTTTTTACTTTTCATTGTATTGTCCGCCTTTCATCTTTAAAAACTCAACTTCGTGTTTGTAACGTGAAATTAATGCACGTTTTTCTTCTTCGTCCTCGTCGTTCTTTTCTTTCTTCTCTTGCTTTGCAGTTTCTTTAACGACTTGACTTTCGTCCTCATAACTTCGTCTTTCAAATGCTTTTTCTTGGTCTGAACGTTGTTCAATGCTTGTTGCTATGTATGCCGGTGTAACACTTAGAATTGATACTTCTGACATATCAATGTCTTTCAAATATCGGTGTTGCATACCGTCGTCAGCGTCTTTCCATTCGTCAGCACAACTATAGAAACCAAAACTCCAACCGCGTAACTCGCCTTTGTTGGCCTTTTCGATAACTTCGGGGTCTGCTACGTCACACGACGCAAACAATCCGATATTATCTTCACGCAGTTGCAATTCACCTGTTTCTGTCGAACCCAAAATTTTATCCGCTCTGTGATTAAAACGTAATTCAACGTTTGGATTTCGTCTTAACGACTTTGCGAATGTTTTCGGTTCTACACGTTCTATGAACTTGCCGTGACTTGACGAAATCGGACGGCTGTCACGTCCGGTCGCACAAACATAGCCCTCAATATGAACGCTATTCGCTCGTATTTCCACTCTTATCACCTTTAACACCCCCTTTCATTTCCTCGACATCTACTGTCTGATTTGTGTTTGGTGTATATACTTGTCCCTTTTGCGGGTAGTATAAAACGTCGTTTAATCCCAATTTGACAAAATCCAAACCTAATGGCGGTAATCCTTCCATTTCTCGGACTTCATCTATTTGAATGAAATTGTTTTTAATACCTGTTTCATATGCGGCATATCTCTTTTGCATATCGCCTTTTAACAGTGTCTTGGTATCTATCGAAAATGACAACTTGCCGTATTCACTTTGCAGTAGCAAATCTTTATTCAGTGCCGTTTCAATGGCTTTGATAATCGGCAAAATTGCCGATTTGATACCGTTGTTATAGTTTTCATCACTGCACGTCCCGTTGATTATTTCAGGGGACAGGTTGAATAACTTTGCTATTTCAATCGCGTTTGCCTCTTTGTTTTCTTTCAACTGCATTTCCACACTTGACAATGACGCCTCTGTGAATTTTAAACCGTTGTTTAGCACCATTATGTTCTCTTCGTTGTTTCTGTAAAATCGTTGCCACGTTCTTTTTAATTTGGTTAATGCCGATTCCTCTAATCGTTTTTCCGATTGTAAAAAACCTTTTTTGCCGCCGGATTTGACAAGACTGTTTTCAAATTTTAACGTGTTGTATGCCACTGACAACATCTTATTGTTTTCTTCGATTATGCCTTTGCCTGTAGCTCCATTTTCACTGCGACGTGTCAGTTTTAAAAACTCCCAATCGCAGTATTTCTGACCGTTCACCATTATGTCATAATCTTTAAATATCGGGTCTGTTCCCTCGATTACGGAAACTTTTGACGATTTCACATAGTGCAGACTTTTAACGGCGTTTCGATTTCGGTTGATGAAAATATATCCCTCACCGTCTGTCAGAACATCAGATAACCACGCCGTTTTCATCTGAAATGCGTCTAATTTATCGCCTGTTTCACTGTTTAACAGATGAACTCTGAAATCATCTTCGACATTACCGCCGCCGTTAATATCTTTCAGAACTATCGGCAACATTGCTATTGTATTGGCTATGAAATTTACACAACTTGTCACGGTCGGAATGCTCATAGCCTCGTCTTTTGAAATCGTATCGCTTACACCTGCGATTAATTCAATGATGTTTGTACCGCTATCTTCCGCCGCACGTCTAAAAAATTTTCTTTTCCACATTTTTTCTTTCACTCCCTTATGCTGTTTGTATGCCCCAATCTAATCCGGTGTCGAAAATTTCGTGTTGTTGCATTATGTACACGGCTATGATTGTAGCGACAACCATATCAACCTTGCCCGCAGAACGTTTTTTATTGACGTACTTGTTTTTGTTCGTATCTTCTGTACATTTTGCATTTTGGTAATTGATTTCGTACAATTCGTTTGCCTTGTATAAAAATTGGTGGTTTAAAATACATTCCTTTAACAGTTTTGTCGGTGCGTGCAAAGTTCGTGAGTGTTGCTCTACTTCCGTCACGTTATAGCCGGCACGCTCCCATTTTTGTGCCGACGACATTGCATTGCGTCGGTCATATCCAATATCAATGATTTTGACGCCGTACTGTTCTTCAATCTTCATTACATATTCTTCAATAACCGCGTAATCGACAACTCTGTCACCGCACGCCACGCACTGCATTTGTTTTATAAAATGCCTGTAATCCACACGTTCCGTCGCACTTTTTTCGTCTGTCCGTGCCTCGGGTATAAATGCCAGTGGCTCGCAATAAACCACTCCGTCAACATATGCCACCATTACAACGGCACAGTTATCAGTTGTTTCCGCCAAATCGACACCAATATAAACGTCTAATCCGGTCCAATCAATCTCGCCGTTCTCTAATCGACACGCCTTTACGTCTGCAACGTCAATATAGCTTTCAGTTCCTATTCCTTGATAAATTATGTTGCAGTGCTTTGTAACAAAATTTTCACGGCGGCTCGGCATTTGTATCGCACGTTCCCTGTTGTCTTTCAAATCTTTCATTATGCTTGGAATTTCTAATGCCAACGGATTGGACTGCTCCAGTATTCCGTCGTCCCTCATCCATTCATCTTCTTTGGTATTGTCCGGCTCATATAACAGTGCAAAAACCTTGTTGTCGTTGATTACTCCGTCCAAAACGTTTTTTGCATACTGTACTTCGTCCTCGAACGGATTATCGAACGTCGGGTATTTAGTGCTAATGATACAGCCTAATTTATTCAGTATTGTCAGCTGTCCTGAACGCATTGCCTCAATCGCATACGGGTTCGGTAATGCTCCCACTTCGTCCGCCAAAAATGCATTTGGCAGACGTCCGTCAAGTCTTGAGTTGGAATAGTTCAACGGGATATATACATTCTCATTCAGCAGACATTTAATATCATCCCTACGAATTTTGAACCTATCCATTAATGCAGGACTTGACAATATAATCTCTCGGATTGCCGTTTTCACTTCTCTTGACAATGTTCCGTCCGGTGCGACCGAATAGAACTTTGAAAATTTCGGTTCACAAAAAAACAGCAGTATGAAAATGACGCCGATAATAATTGTCTTACCGTTCTTTCGGCATATTTCCAATAATGCTGTTTCATATTTTCGTTTATTTTTATTTCCCCTGTATACCGTACACAATACCGCGATAATCAGAAAAAACTGAAAACCCGCAAGACTGTCGTATACAGTTTGATTTTTTGCCATTCCCGACGGCATAATCATTAATTTTAATAGTTTGTCTATCAGTTGAACTTTTTTCTTTGATATGCAAAACTCGTGGTCTTGCTCATCTGCAATTTGCAAAAATTCTTTGCATTGCAGTTTGACGTATTTCGGCGCGTTGATTTTTCCGTCGCAAACGTCTTGCGCATATCTATACGCTTTGTGTTTTCTATCCATCATATTCGTTCGCCTCTTTCAGTGCATTTAACAGCGGGTCCTCTTTGTTTTTGCTCGCCGTTAAATTTAAACTGCCTATCTTTGCTCGTGCCTGCGGTGACAGACACAATTCATTACAACAACGGTACAAATCTTTTGTGTATTTGTCCTTACTTGCCATAAAATCTTTATTAAAAATCAATGAAAAATCATCATTTATTTTGCGTTCTATATCCTGTAATCGGTCAACTGCAATAGAAAATTGAGTTAAAATATACACGTCCAAATTACTCAAAATTTCGCTCTCGTCCAATTCCTTTTTTATCTTTCGGAAAATCTTTTTTTGATTGTTTGATAAATACGTCGGAGGTCGGAGGTTATCAGCTTTCCCACGGATTTTTTCTTCGACTTCTTGACGTTGTTTTTCTTCCGATTTTGTGTTGTGTCGTGATTGTGTTTTTACCGATTTCGCCGGTCGTGCCATACCTCCCTCACCTCTCGTATTTTTTGAATTTCATTTTTAAAATTTCATTTTGGGAATTTTTTGTGTGCTTATACCCCTTGTTTCCTGTACAAATCCCCCAGCCGAAAAAATTCTAATGGCCGGGGGGTGTCTGTTCCTGCTCTAATGCGATTTTCTGCAATACTTTTTTCGGAATTTCGCCGCTGTCTGCCATTTTATGGTGGCAGTCGCAAAGGCTGATTAAGTTACTGTTTTCATCACGCAGTTCGTAATTGTCTTTAAGTGGTACAATGTGATGAACACTGATACCGTTCGTATTGTATTGACGTGCACCGTATTTATACAATCCACGAACGCATATTTGACACATATTCATATCACGTTCTTTTATCTCATTGCGTTTGCGTTGCCACGAAATTGTATTTCTGTATCTGTCATATTCATACGTTTTTTTATTTCGGCTCTGCCTACGCTTTGCCTGTGGGCATTTGTACATAACGTCGTGAATACGTCCACAGTACGGACAGCTTTTTCTCATTTATTTTTCACCTCTTTCCGCCGTTCATATATCACTTATATCTATCTTGCCACTCATCAGCTCCGGCAACAGTGCGTCCCGTAACTCTGCTAAATATCTGTTTTCTTCAAGATTTAGATAATATATGTGTTGTTTCCACGTGTTAAATATCATCATAAGAATACTTGAAATGTTTTCTTTGCTGTTGTTTGAAAATGTTATTTCGTTTTTATTTTTGGTTGTTTTAAAATAATCATTTTTAACAATCTTTTCACCACATATTTTTTCTGTCAATTTTGAAAAATCATTATTTGTACTGTTGTCCTGCTTAAACAGCTCAATGTCAAATCCTAAAGACTTGGCGATTGTTTCGTTTATTGTTAGTTTACAAGTATTTTTTTCAGTTACAATTCTGTTAATATCCGCAACTATTTCGTTGTACGGTCTATGTGCATTTTCTATATTTTCAAATTCTATGTATCGGCTCGGTGTCAATACATAATCATTTTTTTTGATTTCTTCAATGCTTACTGCCTTGCAGTAACCCGCTATGTTTCCGTACTGTTCAATCTGTATCAATACATCTTGTATCTGACTTTCGGATATAACCTTGACTTCTTTTGCGTATGTCCTGTTAGTGTGACTTTTGCCGCCAAACTGCCCATTTTGCATTCGCTGTTCTGTTTCATACCTCTGTCGTAGGTCAATCATTTCTACTGTCGAATGCTGTTTATTTTTATTAAATGTTATAATGCACGTTGGTATTGACGTAACTTCAAACATTTTATCCGGACATACAATTATACTTTCTATGAAATTCATTTCAACTAAATACTGTCTTATTTGCTTTTCCTTTTGGTTGTCTGTACTTAAAACACCATTCGGCAATATAAAACTTGCTTTGCCCGTAATCTCATCTAACGCAGTCAATACAAACGCATAATTCGCATTACTTTCCGGCGGCACTTCGCATTGTGAAAATCTATTCTGTAATTGCGCAAATACCGGCTGTTCCCATTTCATATTGTACGGTGGATTTGATATACAACAATCAGCTTTAAATTCGCTCTTAGTTATCTCTTTAATCGTCACAAATCTATCACCCTTTTGTGTCCTGTATGTTTTGAATTTTTCATCTGACAATACATCACAATGAATAACTTCGGCGTCAATATTTCTAATTGCCAAATTAAACAACAAAAACGGAATAACACGACTATCATATTCTTTGCATATAAATTTTAAATCGTTATTCTCGTTCCATTTTTGGATTGTCAATGCTCCACTTCCCGCACACAAATCTAAACAAATTTTTTCATCTTTGGTTTTTGATAACTCTGCAACCGCTACCGCAAGGCTTTTCGGTGTGTAGTCTTGCATTTTTTCCTTGCGGTCGGCAAAATAATATTGAAATATCATTTGCATATAATCTATTGTTAAATCGGGACATATTAAAATCCAATCTTCACATAGTTTTCGACACTTTTCAGCATTTAACAATGTTGATTTTAATTCATCAACAACATCTTCAATTTTTTCTATGTTTAAAACGCTCTTGAATTTTTCAACTAATTGTAACAGTTCCATTTCAACGTCCCCATTCCTTTAAAAATTTGCAATCAAAAACCGCCGTTTACACGCTACGGCGGTTCTCGATTGATAGAAGAAAAAAAGGAGAAAACCCTATTGTGAATTTCTTCACGTTATCATAATACCACAGAATATAGTCCATTTTAGTCCACTCTTTTAAAAATTCGCAATTTTTTTTAATGCTGATTTATGTATTTGATATATTCGGGAACGTTCATAGTGCATTCTCTGACATATCTTGTTTTCATTCAGTCCTAATATGTATTTATATCGCAGTACCGCCTGTTCCTGTGGGTCCGACAACTTCGCAATCGCAATTTCGATTATTTTCAACTTTTCCGCCGCTGATGAATATTCTGTTTTATATTGTTCCTGTAAATCAATCAATTTGCAAATCAATTCGGATTTATCGGTTGACTTTCCGCCGCGTGGCATATCATTGACTATTGCCGTCACTTTATTGATTTGCGACTGCAATTTCTGTATTTGATATTCAATACTCTCTGCATTTCGCATTATTTTTCTGTATTCCTGTAATTCTTTTTGCGTCAATGATATGCCCCCTGTTCCGTAATCGATTGCGATTTTTAATTTTTGTTTAACAGCCTGTGTTGTCCGTTTTTACTGACTATATATAAATATTCCGGTGTTTCCTTTTCAATTTTCCAATTTTCCGATTTTAAACCGTGTTCGGCAAGAAATAGTTTCTGCCGGCGGTTTGGATTGATTAATCTTTTCATTGATTTCCTCCGTTTTTTCTTCTGTCATTTTGTTTCATTCTTTGTATTGACCGTTTCCACGAATTTCGTATTATGTTATATTCTCTGTTTGATGTATCAATCGCAACAATAGAATTTCTTAACTTTTTCTTGTTCATGCTGACATCTAAAATATCGCGACTTCCGGCAAACGTCAGTACATAAACCTGTTTTTTGTACTGACGTGCATAATCGATAATACATTCATTTAACAATGCTTGAAATGTCATTTGTGACGTTATGCGTTTCAAATCACCCGCCTTTAATTTTCGTATGTATGGTTTCATAAATTTTGATTTATATTTTCTCATATTGTTCTACTCCTTTTATTCGCACGGTTCGTATTTTTTGTGAAATATATCGGGTTTGCAAGGATAATATTCCCCACGCAATCCCCTTATGATGTAATCGCCGACGCTTGCCTTCATATAGCCTTCTAATGTTGATATAAATATAACAGGCTCTAAGCCCTCTACACGGATAATAGTTTTGTCCAATCCATTTGTAAATTTTATAATTTCATCAAGGTTATGCCCTTCCCATTGCACTGCCTCTATTTCACACGGTTTTGTTTTGTATTTCATTCTTTACCTCCGTCATTTCTTTTTGCGGATTTATCTATTTTTGCCCCGCAGTGCGGGCAGTAATAAAATTCACATCCTCTGTACCACTGAATATCATCACTGTCGTTATCTAACCCGATTTCTAAATAATCTATACAACCGAAACCGCATACCGAACATATAAATTCATCAACAGGGTTAATATTAGTAGCATTATATCCGTGCTGAATTTCCTTAACGTCGGCGGCAGGTATATCATCTGTAATTTGTGCAAATTCTTTAGCACGGCCGCCAAATTGTACACCGTAAGAAGTTTTTCTATTATCACATATTTGTTTTAGTTTTTTATTCACAATGTCTGCATCAATATATTTTTTCTTGTTCATTTTCTGCCTCCTATATCATTTTTGTCCCGAAGTCATTGATTGACCCGTACACTGTTGCTCGTGATATTTTTAATTCTTTTCCGATTTCCTCAATCGTCAAGCCTTTTTCGTACAGCCTTACAATATCATTATGATATTTGTATCTCTTGTTATTTTTCTGTACTTTCGCGACTACTTCCGTCTTTTCGGAATGCGTCCACTTTGGACGCACCCCTTTCTTTAGCGACTGCCTAACGTTTTGCCACGCCGCTATTATGCAATCTTTTGAACATAGCTGAATTTTTAGCGGTTTATTCGTTCGTTCGTCGATATGCTCCGGCATTATTGCCCCACACACCGCACAATGTGTCTTTCTCATTTTTGGGCCTCCTCTTTTATCAATCTTTTTTTTATTTCTTTTTTCCTCTCTTTCAATATGTTGTGATTTCTTTATATTGTGATTTCTTTTTCCTTGTCATCGACTTCTATACTGTCTTTGGTTACATATGAATAACCTGCATCCGCCAACACTGTATAACTGCCCTTGCCAACTTCAATTAATTTGTTCGCAAATTCTTGTAATTCCTGTACCGTCATTACTGTACCTCACTTTCCCGACCTTAGCATATAAAATAATAACTGCGACATTGACCTTTGACGGTCCTTTGGGTGTGCCTCCATTGCGATTTTTAACGTCCACCACACCGTTATATCATCTAATGGCGTTGGATTTTCAAACTCGTCAACAATATCTCTGTCCTCGGGACACGCCACATATACACCCACTTCCCACGGTTTGTCTTTGATTATTTGTTTGTAGGTTTCCATTGTCGTAACAATGTAATTCCTTTCGCCCTCAAA